TAAAGGCAGTGGCAGAAGAACTTGAAATAAAACCAGCACTACTGACAAAAGCAATATCAGTTGCATTCAAAGAGTCATTAGATGCAGAAAAACAAGACATAGAAGAACTTGAAGAACTATTAGCGGTGGCAAAACAAATTTAATGAGTTACGTCGATGCACTATTCGATAGAGACACAGACAAGATATCTGTGGTTGAAAGAATAGAAGGCGAAAGACGTTATGTCGAATATCCAGCAAGATATGTGGCATATTATGATGATCCTAAAGGCAAATTCAAGTCAGTGCATGGAACTTCTGTATCAAGAATAGCAACGAAGTCTGGCAAAGAGTTCAAACGTGAACTACACATGCAGTCTGGAAAAAGGCTGTATGAATCAGACATCAATCCAATATTTAGATGCTTGGAGGAAAACTATCTCAACAAAGATGCTCCAGAACTACAAGTTGCATTTTTTGACATAGAAGTTGATTTTGATCCAGCAAAAGGCTATGCCAAACCAGCAGATGCATGGGCACCGATCATTTCAATAACAGTATATCTACAATGGTTAGATCAGTTGATATCATTGGCTATTCCTCCCAAGGATTTCCCTAATCCCGAAATAATCGAACAAAAATTTGAAAACACAATGTTGTGTGATTCTGAAGCAGACATGTTAGATAAATTTATTGCATTGATCGAAGATGCAGATGCAATCAGTGGCTGGAACTCCGAAGGCTTTGACATACCATACACAGTTAATAGAATATCCAAGGTGATGAGCAAAGATGACACAAGAAGATTATGTTTGTGGAACACACTGCCACGCAAAAGAACTTTCGAAAGATTTGGCAATGAAGAAGTTACTTATGATATAATTGGCAGAGTGCATTTAGATTACATGCAGTTGTACAGGAAATATACATATGAAGAACGACATTCATATGCTTTGGACTTTATTTCCAAGATGGAACTTGGTGAACAGAAAACACCATATGAAGGCACATTGGATCAATTATACAATCAAGACTTTGTAAAATTTATTGAATACAACAGACAAGACGTTGCACTGCTGGGAAGACTAGATGACAAACTAAAATTTATAGCACTATCTAATGAACTGGCACATCAAAACACAGTGTTAATACAAACAACAATGGGTGCTGTTGCTGTTACAGAACAAGGCATCATAAATGAAGCACACAGACGTGGCATGGTGGTGCCCGACAGAGTAAGACGTGAACCAGGCTCGGATCCGGCCGCAGGAGCATATGTGGCATATCCTAAAAAGGGACTACAGGATTGGATTGGGTCAATTGATATTAATTCACTGTATCCATCTGTGATTCGAGCATTGAACATGGCCCCTGAAACTATAGTTGGACAGTTGCGCCAAACACTTACTGAATCAACTATTGAAGAAAGAATGACTGTAGAAAAAAAGTCCTTTGCAGGAGCATGGGAGGGAGAATTTGGATCATTAGAATATCAAGCAGTGATGAGAAAAGACAGGGCACAAAGCATAACAATAGATTGGGAGACTGGTGAGTCAAGCATTCTAAGTGCGGCAGAAGTGTATGAACTTATTTTTAACAATGATCAACCTTGGATGCTTTCTGCAAATGGTACCATATTCACACATGAATTTGCTGGAGTGATACCCGGATTATTAGAACGTTGGTATTCTGAACGTAAAGAATTACAAGCCAAGAGGAAAAAAGCAATTGATGCCGGAAATGCAGTTGAAACAGCATTTTGGGATAAAAGACAACTTGTAAAAAAGATTAACTTGAATAGTTTATATGGTGCAATATTAAATCCAGGATGCAGATTCTTTGACACAAGAATTGGCCAATCAACCACACTTACAGGAAGATGCATTACAAAACACATGGCTTCGAAAACAAATGAAATAATTTGTGGCGATTATGATTATCGTGGACAGTCAATAATTTATGGTGACACAGATTCTGTATATTTTAGTGCATACAAGCCTTTGAAAAATGATATAGATTCTGGAGATGTGCCTTGGACATCAGAGTCTGTAGTGCAACTATATGATTCTGTTGCTGAAGAAGTTAACAAATCCTTTCCAAAATACATGGATCAGGCTTTTAATTGTCCTTCATCATATGGCAAACTTATTGCGGCAGGCAGAGAAGCAGTTGGATCAAAAGGCTTATTCATAACCAAGAAAAGATATGCAATGAAGATTTATGATCTTGAAGGCGAAGCAGTCGATAAAATTAAAGCTATGGGACTAGATCTCAAACGTTCTGACACGCCGGCATACATACAGGATTTTTTATCTGACGTATTGGATAAAGTACTCACTGGAGCAAATGAAGAAGAGGTAATGGACTTCATAGCAGACTTTAGATTAGAGTTCAAAAAAATGCCTGGATGGGAAAAAGGATCGCCAAGACGTGTTAACAAACTAACAGAATATCATTCTCGTGAAAAACGTAAAGGCAAAGTAAACATGCCTGGACATGTCCGAGCCGCCATAAATTGGAACACACTAAAAAAAGTCTACAATGACAGATACTCCATGGACATCATTGATGGCCAAAAATGCATTGTGTGTAAGTTAAAAGATAATCCAATGGGATATACTTCTATCGCATATCCAACAGATGAATTGCGTATTCCTGAATGGTTCAAAGAACTGCCATTTGCTGATGATGAAATGGAGGCAACATTGATCAACAAAAAACTTGACAATCTTATTGGCGTGCTGGATTGGGATCTTGGTGCTTCAGAAGCCGACAACACATTTGATAAATTATTTGCATAATGGTATCAAGACGTCAAATAAAACAAGCAATAGAAATTTTGTCGAATGCTTGTGAAGAAGATTTTATAGGCCTTAAAAAAGAAATACAAGATTCTATAAGTGTTGCAAAAGATCTAATGGAGTCCACAGAGTCTAAAATTACAGCGTTGGTAAAAGACCAAGGCAAATCACAACTGTATGGATTCACAAGTGCATATGTAAGGAGACTTAAACATAAACATCCTGACTCTGTTAAAAATTTTATTAAAAATTGGTGTGTGAAGCAGACTGATTGGAGATATCCTTGGTGCTATCTCTGTGCAAATGACTTGAAATATGTAGAACATGCTGTAAGGTCACATCTGGTATATGTATGCACTAACATATTTGATGATAAAAAAATTAAAAATTATGTGTTAAGTGCCTTATCAAAGAAAGGTGAATCAAATCCAAACATGTTCAGGGCAAAGCCTTTAGAATTCACTGGACACATAAGAGACAGATATGTGCCACACAATCAAATAGGCACACTTATTTCTGTAGACTTTGTGCCCTATATTAGTATTGAACAGATAAAAAATTTAATGGAGTCTATCAGGGCAGTGTTGAGGCCTGGTGGTCAAGCTCTAATACATTTCAGTGATGGAGATGGTGAAGCAGAATGGCAATCAGTAGTAGATCATAAAATTACATATGTAAATGAGGATTTGTTTAAAAGTTTTGCATCTGAACAAGACTTATCTACAAATTTTTATCATATTGATAGTTTTTATTCTTTTGCCATTCTTACCAAGCCTGGTGAAAAAACCAGCATCAAAGATCATCTAACAAGAATTGAACAGATCAAAAACACAAAATGAATTGACTTTTGATCTAATTACACTTATAATAACACTTAGGAGAAACACACATGAAAGATACACTACATGACATCGTACAGCATACACATTCTTTAGGATTTATTGACCTTGTTAAAATTGTTGGCGATGATAAAACAACGGAGCTTGATGCAATGGCTGAAGATAGATCAGTGGTTGTAAAAGCATCGTTTGGCAAACCAGTCGGAGAGTTCAACGGCACATTTGGAATGCCTAATCTATCTAAGCTTGATATTTTACTTAAACTGCCTGTTTACAAAGATAACGCTGAGATAACAATTAACACACAAGAACGTAATGGCGAAACAGTGCCAGTTGGTTTACATTTTGAAAATGACAACAAGGATTTTAAAAATGATTATCGATTCATGAATGCTGAGATAGTCAACGAAAAATTAAAGTCAGTTAAATTTAGAGGAGTCAATTGGCATGTAACACTCAAGCCTACTATGCCTGATGTTCAAAGATTAAACTTCCAAGCACAAGCAAACTCTGAAGAAAATGTTTTTACAGTATCAACAGATGGTGATAAACTAAAATTTATATTTGGCGACGCATCATCCCACGCTGGTGAATTTGTCTTTGCACAAGGAATAACAGGCAAATTGGAAAAATCCTGGTCATGGCCAGTTGCTCAATTTACGCAGATATTAAAGTTGATTGAATCGAATGACTGTGAAGTGTCCTTTTCGGACGATGGAGCGGCACAAATAACACTTGATTCTGGACTAGCCAAATATCAATACATTTTGCCTGCACAAAGCAAGTAATACATGCACACTAATCTCACTGAACAGCAATCTGACTTTGCAGTGTTTCTCCCTGCAATCAGTGGATTTTTTGCAACTTTTATTGGAAAACAACGATACGAAGAATATGTAGATAACAATCGCATACCTAAACATTTTCCTAACAATGTTGAATCAATGAATTGGCTCAACAAAGATAAAAGCATGTTCCAATACAATTGGAGTTTGTATTCTGCCGGACACGCTGAACTTGATATCAATAAAGATGTCCCCAAAGAAGATATGATCCGCAACAGAGATCGTGACAACACATGGTTGTTAGGTGACTCTGGAGGATTTCAAATTGGTAAAGGCGTATGGGAGGGAGATTGGAAAAATCCAACGTGTCCTAAAGCACAAAAGAAACGTGAACAAGTATTGGCGTGGATGGATGCGTACATGGACTATGGTATGATACTTGATATCCCGGCCTGGGTGGCACGTTCTCCAAAAGGACAACAAGCCACTGGCATATCCACATATGAAGAGGCATGCCAAGCAACTAATATTAATAATGAATACTTTATGAAACATAGAAGTGGCGCTTGTAAATTTTTGAACGTGCTACAAGGTGAAAACCATACAGAAGCAGACGATTGGTATGAACGCATGAAAAAATACTGTGATCCCAAACAGTATCCTAATACACACTTTAATGGTTGGTCGATGGGAGGACAAAACATGTGTGATATACATCTAGTTCTTAAAAGATTGGTTGCATTACGTTTTGATGGACTTTTAGAAAAAGGTGTTCATGACTACATGCACTTCTTGGGCACATCGAAACTTGAATGGGCAACACTGTTGACTGACATACAAAGAGCAGTAAGGAAACATCACAATCCTAATTTTACTGTAACTTTTGATTGTGCTAGTCCATTTCTTGCAACAGCTAATGGCCAAGTGTATTGCAATGTGGAAACGCCAGATAGGCAAAAATGGGTCTACAGAATGGTGCCTTCA